CATAATGAGATCCAGTCTTAGCATTGATATTCCAAGAACTCTCACGAAAGATAATCTCATTGTGGCATTTATATTGCTTATCAGTTAATTGATAATCAGCTAGTGATTTAATATGCACTATTGAAGCCTCACTACTACTTGCTTCAGCAATAGATAGAGATATCCCAATAACGACTGCTACCGAGCAAGCTACGCCTTTCAGGCTTGCTCTGAAGCCTTGAGGGCTTCTAGCAGAGAAGTGTACCGCCTTAGTCAAATCCATTAACATAAGTCCTGCTCAGAGCGGAGTGTCGTTTTACTTATCCGTAGAATAGAAGCCAGAACCCTTAAACGAAATCCCGAAAGAGCTGTAAATCTTGCGCATTGGTTCATGGCAGAACCCGCATTCAACATCGTGTGGTTCATTTATCTTTAACTCCTTTTCGTAGCGAAGGTTGGCCTCGCATCGATCGTTAGTGCATTCGAACTCATATATGGGCATTACTGAGCCTCACACCAATTACAGGGATCATTTATTGTCCATTCTCCACATTGATTACACCGGCGGATATCGCTGTCTTTAACTTCATCTTTGCGCTTTTCATAACCCGCAGCTACGAGTAACTCCACCAGATCGCCAAGGCGAAGCATGGCCACATAATCGTCAGCCTTTTCACCTTGCCCATTAAGCCGAAAGCAAGCGAACCCCAATAACCCGCTTTTAGCTGTTCTAGTTTCGATCTGGCGGAGCGTACCCCGTATGTCGAGTGCTGAACGCGCTTTGACCTCGCAGTCGAACGGAACATTGAGAATGTCGCGCCCAGCGCCTCGACCAACTGTTGCGCCTTCCCACCAGCGCTTCAGATACTCTGCGACTACTCGCTCTGTGCGGAAGCCTCTATGTTTGCGGCTTTGACTCATTGACCGCGTGGCATTTGTTGCATGACCATGTAAGTGCTTGACCTTGTATCCAGAATGCCAATTCGTTTGTAGGACATGGTTCGTTGCATAGATGGCAGATTATCCTAACTTGGAGCGCATTTAGCGCTTCTCGCTGGCGAGCCTTCTCATATAAAACATCATCGGTTGGGAATGACTCCCATTCACCATCTTGGTTCATAAACTGTAAGCCGCTCATTATCCGCGCCCCTTCTGTTTTACCCATTTGCCGTTATTGTCGATCTCCAGCCAAATAGGTTCACACTTTTCCAAGAACCCACCTGCTGGGTTTTGGCAGGAGAACTGCGCCCATGGTTTGTTATTCTTTTTTGATACTCCATCTCGAAACTTCATAACTCCATGTTGGCAACTTGGAATATCATCATCGATCTTTGATCCGCCTAAAGTTTCTGAAATTAAAGCCACAGCTTCAGCAGCACTTGGCGCTGGATCTACGGATTTAACTGTCCATGGATCATCCTCGACTGGAGTCGTAATCCGATCGTTTAACTTCTCAGCGAATGGCTTTGGCTCTGCTGCTTTGACTTTAGACATTTCCTCGCGGCTAGGGCGTTTGCCTTTCGTAACATAGCCTGCGTTAGCGAGAGCACGACCGATCGCACTCGTTTCGCAGTTCTCAAGCGCCGAAGTAGAATTAACTCCTCGCGTTGATACTGTTTCCTCTGCATAGCCAGTTGTCCAAGCCTGTGCATCCACTTCAGTTCGATAAACAGAAGCTTTAACAATAAATCGCTGAAGCGTTGACTCAACCAATAAAGTATCGATGCGGCCATCCGGGTGATCCTTCCAAAACTTAACTAGGCGTTCTTCTACTGTCTCATAATCCTCTAGATTAAACATAAAGTTCATTCTCCTCTGTTGCTAATTGTCCAGCGATGGCAAGGTAGGAAGCGCCATCGATCCAACTGTCGATCTTTTGGCTGTCTTCAATGGTTCTGGCGATTTTGACGAGCGATAGGATAACTGCCACTTGATAATCCTCAACCGGCATCTCAAGATAGGCGCTGATAAGTCTGGCTGCTCTAGCCATATTGTCGCTTGGGTGACCATAATGTAGTCCGCGCTCCTGGTATAGATCCGTAGCACTTTGTAGGATTTCAGCATGCTTCATACTCGCACCTTCTCGATGCTTTCATAATGCTTACGAACTGCCTTGCGACCTACGATATAGCCATCTCTGTGGCCGATCTTGTAACCCATAAGAAATAGGGTAAACCAAGATCCTAGAATAATCATTTGTAAGATACTCATTTACTGCCCTTCTACTGCGCCCTTCGCAGCTTCTTGGCATAAGTGTTGCATAAATATCAGACAGATCTGCGGTTATATTGATAACGAAATGGTAACAATTCTACTTCGTCAACCGCATCATCGATCGAGCGCTTTATATCGTTATCGAGATCGTCCATACCTACGCCCATGGACTACGAATGTGCCATCTTTCTCAAGGTTGATAATGCTGACTTGGCTGCCTTTGGCATCCTCTTCAATGATAATAAATGCTTGCTGCCAGTTATGAAACTTGGTATAAGTTCCTTGACGAATATCCATGAGATGCCCACCTTCATAGCCTCGAATTATGCGGCTGATCTTGCCACCAGATGACTCAGAGAACTGTGAAAAACCCGCCCTGTGCGTATGACCACAGATGGTCGAAATACCCGCTCTACGGGCGCTCTCAAGGGCTGTGAGACCGGGTGTGGGCTTCACACTACCTTCGTCTCCATGTACCGCGATAAGGCCTTTAGCGACCGCGTAGGGCTTCTTATGATAAGTGATGCCTAATTCATCCAATTTCATAAACTTCTCAAACTTTAACTCTGGCAAAGACATGAATGCTGGGATCTTATTCATAATCACATTAAATAATCGATCTGTATGATTTGATCTAATCATATGCTGAGACTTGGCATATTCGCCTAAGCGCCAAAGTATCTCGACAGTCATGTCTCGGTTCTCGGCTAGGGTTTGTTCGTACCAACCAGGCTTTCCTTCACTCCATCGACCGATTTCTGTGAAGTCTGCTTCGTCTCCCAGAGTAAGTACGCTATCTGGGCGGTATGCCTTAATAAAAGAGATAACATTGGAAACGCTTACTGGGTCATGTAGGGGAATTTGCATGTCTGGAACAACGACTGTTCTGCGCATGGCCATAATTTAATCCTCATCGTCATCGTCATACGGGATGGAATAGGGAAGTTGTGGCAACCAATTCGGAGTCGGCAGAATCGTAGCTGGATAAGTCAAAGGCTCTAGCAATAGCGCCAAAGCGATATCGTCTGCAAAGCCAGCCTTCTTTAGGCTTTTCCAATACTCGTTTAACCCGATGCAATAACTTTCCAACATCGAGTAATCCTCTAGATCTATAACCCGTTTTCTTGGCATAGTCTTATTGTGACTTATCGCATAGGATTTCGTAGATTTTATCCACGCGTGTCTCTAAACGATTTACAGCATCCTTCATTGATGAGCCGCTATTCGGCTTCAGTTCCGCTAAATAGTGTTTCACTAAAAATTGCAGCATCGCAGTAACACCACCCAGAACTGTTACTATCCCGACTGCAATAGCAGCGTAATCTGTTGCGTTCATCGTTTAGGTGTCGCATATCCAAATACTCCAGCAAGGACAGCCCAAAGGATCGAGCGATAATCTGCTGCAAAGTTAGAAGCCGCCCAAGCTGCTAGGAATGCCCCAGCAGTTAGGAAGTACGGGTTCTTCATATTCATTCTGTCTCCTGATCTGGATGGTCAATTACTTCAATGATATTGTTATTTGGCTTTGTCTCGTCATAGCCGCCAAGTCCATAAATTACTTCTCTCATTACGCCACCCTTACTGATACTCGAAATGATTTTTGGGAGTCAGCCAATGTGCCAGCCGTTGCGAATGCACCAGTTACACTGTCTTGGGAATACGCTGGCGCGCCGTTACCACCTGCTAATACTCTTGGATAAAGATTATTCGTTACAGCAATGGTATCTGTGATTCCATAGAAGTTAGGAGTCGTTGCTGCGGTTTGCATATTGAAAGCCAACCAGTACCAACCAGCGGTAACTGCTTGAGAAATTGTAACTGTGTAAATAGTAGAAGAAGCAGTGCAAGATACTGTTCCACCATCTACCAAAACAGTTGAAGGCACTCCACCATTATCGTTGTAAATACCTAATCTAACTACGGCTGTTCCCACAAATGTACTGAATGTAATAATCTGTAATCTATCTATAGTAATTGCGTTAGGAATGTAAATAGGGTTATAAATAGTGCGATTGGTAGTTGCCGTTGTTGCAGAGGTAGCATTGATATTTGAGTAATAACTACTGGAACGGAATGGCAAGAATTGAAACTTTGCTGCGCCTGTATCGTAAGCAGTCTTGACCGAGTTAGGCGTTGCCGCCGTTGTCGTGCTAGTGCTAGATGTTGAGTCAGTTAATTGCAATACTCCAGCAGCAGAAGTTGTTCCAGCTGAAACTGAAAGATTTGCAGAAGTAGAAGTACCTGCATTAGTCAGCGGTGCATTGACTGTGACTACGCCAGATGAACCTGTAGCCCCTGTTGCTCCAGTATCGCCTTTCGCGCCTGTAGCGCCAGTATCGCCTTTCGCGCCTGTAGCGCCAGTATCGCCAGTATCGCCTTTCGCGCCTGTAGCGCCAGTATCGCCTTTCGCGCCTTGGATGCCTTGAATACCTTGAGCGCCAGTATCGCCTTTCGCGCCTGTAGCGCCTGTAGCGCCTGTAGCGCCTGTAGCGCCTGTTGCGCCTTGGACTCCAACTGAACTGATGGTTACTGAATTAACATTTTCAGTTAGAGTTAATTCTGTAACTTGTGGCTGTATAACAATTATGTCGCTCATCGAGTTATCTGTGAACTAACACTAGCAACCCCTTGGATCAAGCGAGTTACTACTCCAGCAGGTGAAGTGATTTCAAGGTCATAGTCGTACTTGGCTGAGTCATCAAGTGCGCCAGTCTGAGCGGCTGTGGCATGAATAGCCAAAGTTCCAGTAGCACCAGTAATGGTTATGCCAGATGCCTGAGTAAGACTAATAGCAGCTGTTGTGCTTGTTGTAGTTAAGCGGAACTGCATTGCTGCTGTGTAGCCAGTCAGGTTGATTGCAGTTCCAGCAGAGTCTTTATAGACAATGTTGAGATACCAGTCAGCACCTTGGTCGATTACAAATGAATAATTTTCAGCCATTATTTGCTCCTAGTAGTGGGATATTAAAGAACGAACTGTCCTCATCGCCTTTCTTAGTGAAAGATATGTGGCAATGATGATCGTGCTTATTGATGCCCGTATAAGGTCTCCAACGCCATAGCGATTTAGAACTGGCAATTTGTCCGGCGAATATGATGTATGAGATGCGCTTATCAGACTTTGCCAAGATACGAAGTTGATCTGCCACATCGGGCATGAGATCTGGCTTGGCTTTCCCGGACAGATCGCGATCAACATCGATGGCACGAACCCAACCCTGCTCATCTGGATTATGGTCAGACTTACGAGCTGCGTGGCGACTGTCGCCGATCCAGCCGTCGCTGGTGCGGTCACGATCAGGGAAACTGTCGTCAAATTGTTCACGAAGTTGAATCGCTGCTTTAGATAAGCGGGGCTTGATGCTCGACATTGCTGCATTCCCATCGCTTTAGATCGTTAAGTGTTAATTCTGGATGATCGCATGGCATTGGAGCAATAAAAGCATCATCTAATGAATCGTATGTATATCCAACGCCAGCAAAGTTATAACGTATTTTAGCGTTGTATGAAGTTTTAATCCATGTGCCACCAAGGTTGCCAATCAACCATGAATATCCTTCGTCACCTGCCGGATCATTGTTGTCACCAACGAGTACACGAAGAACTTTATTATCTGCATCTATTTCTGCAAAGTGACTCATATTAAACCGCCGTTTTCAGGTAACGAACTACAATTAAACCTGAACCACCAGTACCGCCCGTGCCATAAGTTCCACCAGCTTGTCCGCCGCCACCACCGCCACCGCCAGTATTAGCAGTACCATCGTCTCCCGCTGTTGCTGCTGAACCCGATTTTCCAGCACCACCGCCGCCTGTTCCAGCTAATCCACCTGCACCGCCATTGTATGTACCACCACCGCCGCCGCCTGCGATAAATCCACCAACACCTAAAGAACATGCAGTTAACATAGCCGTTAAAGAACCAAATCCAGTAACGGTATTAGATCCGTTACCGCCGCCGCCACCAGAAATTGCTGTTCCATTGCTACCTGCTGCTCCGAAACCACCACCACCGCCTGCACCATAATTAGGTGCAGTTGTGGAAGAAATACCTGAAATGTTACCTTGTGATGCTGTACCTGCCACGCCAGTGCTATTGGCATTATATGATCCAGCAGAACCGCCAGATCCAGCTTGTGAATAACCTCCGCCAACTGCTGCTGTTAATGCAGCAAATTGTGAACCAGTTCCCTGTGTTCCATTCGCTCCAGCTGCACCTCCAGCACCACCTCCGCCAACTGCTGCATTGTAATTATTAGGATTCAACGTTTGTGAACCAAAAGCAATTACTCCACCTGCTCCAGCACCACCGACTGAACCGCCGCCGCCGCCTGCGATTACCAATATATCGCAAGTTAATGGATTTTTTGTAATACCTAAAGTTCCGTTAGAAGTAAATGTACGATAGTAATAGGTCGCGTCGCTATAAAGAGTTCCACCTGTAACTACTGTTTTATTTATGTCACCAAGCAATCCTGCTGTAATTGCGCCAATCATTAGGCAATACCACCCACGACATACCAAGTATCGGTAGCAGTCTTGATAAGAGCTGCTGACTTATATTGAGCAAGGGTAGGAGCGGCTGCTGTAGCCCCGGCTGAAAGAACTGTGGTTGTTCCTGAAGTGACTGCTGAAATAGTGCAAAGGCCAGCGCCGATATTAAGGACTGTGATTACAGTACCGACTGGATGAGCCACATTAGCGTTAGTCGGGATCTTGATCGCATTGGCTGAAGCGTTGGACTGGGTGATAAGTACCTGATAAGAGTCAGTTAATACTGTTGTATAGGTAGTACCTGTCTGGGCATTAAGGGTGAATGCCACTAGCCCGTTAAACATCGCTGCTGAAAGGACATCGCCTGTAGCTGCTGGGAATGTTGCCATTTATATCTCCTAATATGCCAGTGTGTTAGTGCCGATTATACCTGATACATCTGATCCAATTATGAAGCCATCGACTATTGGTTCGAGAGTCGTGACTGTGCAGATCATCTTATTCGGTGTGATATCCCATGCTAGGCCTTGGCATTGTAAGGTCTTAACTATGGTCGATCCATCGGGTTGTACATTTGTGATTTTGAGATTTGAGAAGTAATCAAGTCCAAGCATCGTGGCAGTTGGAACTGCTGTGTCTTGGAGATCGACCACCATCTGGTCAATTCTGATCGTGGTTTCTTGTCGGGTTGCGACATAGACTCTAGCGATATTGAGCGCATCGGTATCAGTCTCACAGACTAAGTTGCTTTGGTTGCTTTGATGCGGGAAGTACTTGGCGATCGATGTAGCGTTCTCTGAGACTTGCTGAGTGCCACCCACGCGGGTCATGCCAGCGCTGTTGACGATTAACTTATCATCGAAGGCGAATACCAGGTTGCGATATGGAATGCCACCAGTTTGATTAAACTCGATCGGAGTATTGCCGTAGGCTTTGATCACATTGGTACGAGACTTAAATACTGCTGTTCCAGCGCTGTTGATATATAACGCGCCTTGCTCAGAAAACTCAGCGTTCTTGAGTGCATCTAGGGAAGTTCGAGCTGTTGCTGGATCTACCACGCAGGTGGTGTCGCCGGTATCGATCGCTCTCATCGATGTAGGCCATGAGACTTGATCTAGGATCTTGCCTATGCGTGTGCCTGTGTCTTGGCCTGCTGTGGCATTGGTAACTGTGGTCACATTGGCTAACTGCATAAGACGAAACGCATCTGAGCATTCGATATCAACATAACCTGTGTCTTGATTAACCGGGTAGGTATATTTGTAATTAGTCGTATAGCCAGAGAATAAGAAATAACCCACGCCATTATAAGTAGCCGATACGCGTAACTTACGGAGCGGAGTCAGGTATCCGTAGTAGGGCGAATTTACATTTTGTGGATTAAAATAAGAGTTAGGATCTAAAACTCTAACTACGCATGTGCCAGCTTCATAAGTATCGCGCATGATATTGCGCCCACGACCAATGCTGATCTGATAAACATTGGGAGTTAAATCGATTACTGGATCAACGACAGTCGATGAAGCCAAAGTGCCAGTACCAATAACGCCGTACTTAACATCGCCAATAGTAAATGGATAGCCGAAAGTAGCACCCGATGAGAAGTCAAAGGATACGGATACTTGGGCTGGGATGCTCATAGTGTGGCGAATGTACCCTTTAATCGGTTGACTGTTGAGCCAGAACCGCTTAGAGAACTATCGAGCAAGCCTTGTCTGATTTCATCTACTAACTGGCCTTGAGAGATAACTGACCCAGAGACATTTACTGTTACCTGTGGAACTAATTGACCGGACTTAGCGCCGCCGCTATAAATGTAATCAGTCATATCGTTAACATTCATGCCAGCCGCATTGGACATTGTTGCTGGTGTCTGTGATCCAGTAACGCTGCCAGCAGTAGCGATCTTTAATACTTGTGCCTGAATAGCATCTAAATAAGCAGCCCAACCTGCGAAAGGGTTCTTTGCATCTGGAAGGTCTTTAAGGAAATCCACAAGTCCTTGGCTTAATCCTTGAGCCTTGCCAAGTTCTCCAGCTAGTTTGGAAGCCTCGGTTGCGTTGCCTGTAATAAGTGCCAGTTGTAACTCTAAGCGTTTACGCTCATCGTCAGTTATTTTGCCTTTAAGGGCAGCAATAATTTCAGTCTGTTGGACATCGAATAAATTGCCAGCCTTCTTTAATGCTTCAGCATCTTTAGCGGCTTTGAGTTCAGCCTTCTTAGCGGCAAGCAATTTAGCCTGTAAGGCGTTTTCTTTCTTATATTGGTTGATCCGATCCCAAGCGGCCTTCTTGTTTAATTCAGTTTGGATCGATGGAATAGCGCCCATAAAAGGCGTGCCTTTGGAAGCACTTTCGCCTAACGCTTTTGCTGCTGCTAAGTCTCCACGAAGTATCGCTAAGAATTGCCCTACCCCAACGCCAAAGTTCGACTGAAACTTCGCCGCCTTTTGTGAAAGGCTATCGATAAATGAAAGTGTGTTATCAAAGCCAGCAGTATCTCCGCCGCCGATATTAGATAATCCTTCGAGAAACCCTTTACCCAAAGTCTCATTGGCATTCTTAATGGCAACATTTAATCTGTCGAACTTACCTGCGTAACTTTCGACCGCTATCGTGGCTTGACCGCCAAAGAGTGAATTGATGCGTTTCTGTATATCCTCAAAAGACATAGCCTTTAGTTCAGCCTGAGTTAAACCTATGCCATATTTGGCTAATGCGCGAGTCTGGCCGACATAGGCTTTGCTCAAGTCACCGGCAACGCTTACTACATCTTGACCGCTAGCAGCGCTTAGATCAAGTGCAGTTTTAATCAAGTCTTGTGATTTGTAAAAGTCTCCAGTAGTAGTCAATAAACGCTGAAACGCTGGGCGAAGTAGATCGTCAACGACACCGAATTGCTTTTCGAGATCAGCGATAAAAGTCTTTGTTGCAGGATCAGCGAAGGCCAATCCAAGATTATCTAAAGTCTTGCTTAAAGTCTTGGCAGCTTTGTCATCTGCGGCAAATGCTTTGGCAGCATTAAATTGAGCGCTTGCTAAACGCTGGACTGTAAATAGACCAAGGTAAGTTTTAGCAAGGTTTTTGACTTGAGTTTGCAGGTTAATTGTTGATTTAGCAGCATCCGCAAAGGCCTTCTTCCCTGAGAATACGGAAACAATATCTACTTTAATATCAGCCATTATTTACCATCTGTCTTTGAATTAAACTTAATTGCAGACTTTTCTATCGCCTTAACGACCGATGCAGTTACCTTGCCTTGATCCTCTGAAAACGCTCTAAATATTACGCGGCCAGTCATTTTACGAGTAGCGCGACCAGCTTCTCCTTGTTGCCTTGGGCGGGCATTGACCAAAGATCCCAAAGCATTAGCGCGGGCAATAAATTGTTTACCAGCATTAGGGTTGAGCGATTTGTTAACTTTGTTAGATGTATCGATGTAATTACTATATTTGCCGCGAGTTGATGCTTGAGATGGCTGACCCTGTGGATTTTTACGACCAGAAGTTTCGTAGATCGCTCCACCGGCAGAACTGTTGACTATTCGAGCCAAAGACACAAAGCCTCGTCTATTTGGCTTTGATGGTGAAGTTGAGTATTTAACTCCACGCTGCGCTTCCGCTTGGCTGTATTTAGGGAAGTGACGATAATTGGTTGTCTCGGTCGATGAACTTGCTTTTGTGAAGCCAGACAACATTGAGTCATCTGCTGGCATAAAACCGCGAGCCTTATTTGTAATTGGCTTTAGTGCAGCAGCCATCTCTTTTGTAGTTTGCTTAGATAGATCAGGTTCGAACTCTTTTAGGGCTTTGCGAAGTTTATCTGCGCCTTTTAACTCGACTGGCATCGCTCTGCTCCTTTGCTCTGTCCTTCAGGGCTTGTAATAAAGTCCTGAACATAGTGTGATCTAGTTCTATTAAAGTTTGGGGCGAGAGTCCTGTCTCAAGCGAT